TGAGCGGCGTCAGTAAGTCGGGGGCCGGTAGCATCATCCACGCTGGAGGTGCTGGTGGTTGAGGACACACCAGGGCAGGTGGCGGCGAGGCGCAGCCGCTTAGTGCCAGCAGCAATATCACGCTGCAACTGTTCAATAGTTGCTTTGGCATCTGCCAGTTCTCCGGTGTATTTAGCATCAAGCGCAGCAACATCACGCTGGCGTGTCTGCATATCGCTAATCGTCTGCTTCGCGAGGGTGAGGCTTTGCTCCGCTTTATCAGCACGCTGTTTCTCATCCTGATATTTGGTGTGGTAGTGGTCAGCACTCCAGATCAAGCCACCAGCCAGGCTAACAATGAGCAATGCAATCAGAAGCTGGTAACTGGGTTTCATTTATCCAGCCCCCAGCATGTCAGTTCTGACTCTTGTTCACGGCGCACTACCTGTCCGCGGCAGTTATTCGCTTTAATGCGACAGTCTTTGCCACCGTCCCATACCCAGCTCTTTATCGCTTCACATGCACCGTAACGATCACCAGCGTTGAGTTTGCGGTAGAACGTGGAGGGTAAACATTTTCCGGGACCAATATTCCACGGACAGAATGAAGCGATGCCGACTTTTTGCGGCTCGGTCAGTGGAACGTGAATATTTTTATCCACCCAGGCCAGCGCTTTGGCTTGTTCAACCTTGTCGATCTTGTCGCATTGCTCCCGAGTCAGCTTCATGCCTTTGACTACCGGCTTACCATTAACGCGAGTAACGCCACCGCAAATAGTCCACACCCCACCAGCATCAGGATAAGAAACCAGGCTGGTACCCTCTTTTTCATCCTGAAACTGGCTCATTAACACCGGAGCGGTTGCTCCAGCAGCCAGCAGGCCCAGCATGGCTACGCTGAGTTTGCTTTTCGTTGTGGCCATGGTCAGTCATCCTGAGGAGGGGGAACCAGATTCCCGCGAGTCAGAGCCTTTTCGTAAGCCTTCGTCCAGCGGCGCTTGAAATAGAGATTGGTGAAATAAGTGACGGCACCGATGAGGATACCGCTGACCAGCGCAATAAAATTCCAGTCCAGACCGTGAAACCAGTCGTATGCCTGCGCCAGCCCTGTGCAAATAAGGCCACCGGAGGTGCAATACGTGGCCGCTGAGAAAATTTTATCAGGCATGATTCTGTGCATCTCTCACCTCGCTAGTTGCGGGTGCTGTGTGGTGGAAATAAAAAGACCCGCAAACGCGGGCCAATGTGGTTACTCTGTCAGTACTCTGATTTCCTCAACTGTTTGCCTGAATCGCTCCTCTTCCAGTTCCACACCAATTCCTAGACGTCCAAGCTGAATTGCCGCTTTGATTGTCGATCCGGAACCCATAAAGAAATCAGCAACCACATCGCCGGGTTTGCTGCTGGCGTTGATGATTTGCCGCAGCATATCGGCAGGCTTTTCACATGGGTGCTTACCTGGGTAGAACTGGACGGGCTTATGGGTCCATACATCGGTGTACGGAACCGAAACTGAAACAGCAAACGGACGCCGGAGAGCTTTGAACTCACTCAGCAGCTCAGAGTATGTTCGGTTTAATGACTGCCATGTTTCCACCAACTGGTGATGTGGCTTATCCAGTTCATGGTTTACATGCTTTGTGATGGCTACTTCAGTGAACAGCGCCTGCAGCTTTAAATAATCCGCCTCGTTCGGTAACTGCCACTGGCTGGCACCGAACCAGTGCGAAACCATGTTCTTCTTGCCCGTCGCATCTGCAATCTGTTTTGACGTCACTCCCAGAGCTTCCCGGGCATTGCGGAAATAATCAATCAGCGGGCTCATGATGTGCCGTTTGTTGTCGTCGCACTTTTCGGCGTAACTGTCGGGTTTATACGGCCCCGGATAATGTTCTGCGAACAGCACGCGCTCAGTCGCGGGGAAATAAGCCCGCAGGCTTTCTTTATTGCAACCGTTCCAACGGCCAGAAGGTTTCGCCCAGATGATGTGGTTCAGAATGTTGAAGCGCTGACGCATCAGCAACTCAATATCAGCCGCCAGGCGATGGCCACTGAACAGGTAAATACTTCCGTTTGGGTTCATCACCCGCCAGAACTCAGCCAGGCAAGTATCGAGCCAGGCCAGGTAATCAGCATCGCCCCGCCACTGGTTATCCCAGCCGTTGGGTTTCACCTTAAAGTACGGCGGATCGGTAACGATGAGATCGACGGAATTATCAGGAAGGGAGGCAAGAACTTGAAGACAATCAGCGTTGAACAACTCAGCACTGTTTAAAATTACAGTATTTTTCATAGATCAGTAAGCGGCTCTCTGGTAGGCTCACTGTGCTTTAGCGCTAAAGCTGTGGGCCTTGGTTCGCTTGTGACCATATAGCATGAGCGAATGGCTGGTCGGGTGCTACAACACCCACCAGCCGCCCATTTCACAGCAGAAGCCTCCTTATTGGAGGCGCTTGTAACATCCAATCTGGTATTCCGATAAACCCGCCATTACCAACTGAGTCAGTATTAACTGGCATCGTTCACGTGTCAGATGTGTATTCTGTGCAATCTCCCCAACTGTTGCTGGTTTGTCGCTTAGTTCATTGAAAACTGCCTTTGCCGTTTCCGTCATATCTTTTTGATTTAGCATGTCTTTATCCATTTTTTGTGTATGACACACATGTAACTCTGAACAAAACACACAGCAAGATATGAATGAATATTTGGGCGTGCTAGCGCGCATTTTGCGCTGTTAACTTGCCGCTATAGGTGTCGCGGCGCACCATCGTATTTTTTAGGCAGTTTGCTGCGTTAATCGGGTCGCCAGTCCAAACTCAGTGATGCTACAGCGCTATGCGCCTTCACTTCCCTTTCCCTCACTACGTCGCCATGGGAACCCGACCGCAGATAACGCCGTCGTCGCGCTGCCTGAAATCAATCAAGCATCTGTATTTGCGGTCTCACCGCTTTGCTACTTCATTTTCGACCTCCCAATACGACAAAACCCCGCCAAGGCGAGGTTTGTGACTTAAATAAGTGCGGTGTCTTAGTGACCTGTCTTATCAGATTACGATAGTTTTTGCGTACGCGTTAGCAATTTTGTAAGATAGCGTTGATTACAGCATAAGGAATTGAAAAACGTGAAAAAAATCGAAAAATTGTTTAATAAAGCGATAAAACGATTAATAAAAAAGAAATTTTTGCGTTCTATTGTTAGTAAAAAAACCATTAAAGGCAGCAAGACAAAACGAAATGGTAAAAAGAAAAAATCATCTACAAATAAAATTGTTGCGCCGACAATATTAGATATTTACAACCCAAATCACCATGAGAACGTATTAAATTTCATTGAGACTATAGAGCGAAGAGCGGAGCAAGAACATTCTAAATCCCACGGATTGTTTATTTGCTTCAGAAACACCATTTATATCTCAGCTGCCGCAGGATTATATTTACTTGCTAAACTCGAAAATCTTAGAAGTAATTATCCACTTGTGAAATACACAGTAACCAGACCTCCTTTCAAAACAACCAAGAAAGGTGAACATCATGTTGTTGACAGCGTATTAAACAGAATAGGCATTTATTCTGCCTTCGGTGTTAAAGGTAGAGAAATGAAAGAAAATCCATCTGTCAAATGTTGGGAGGTCATTCGGGGGGAATTAGTTGACTCTGAAATGGCAGGTAAGTTGCTGGAAACTGTAGCTGCGAAAATGGGTGAAGAATACACAGATCTTTATCGACCCTTAATTGAAGCGATGTCAAACTCTGTTGAACATGCATACAGAGATGATCTCTATGACAATCAGAAAAAAACCAATAAAAATAAATGGTGGTGCTTTGCTGCCATTATGAATAATAAATTGGTACTGCTAATTTGTGATCTTGGTGTTGGTATCCCTAGAACCTTAAAATTAACTCAAGGAGAGAAAGTTTTATCTAAATTGATAGAATTAATGGGAAAACCAATTGAGTTAGACTCAGAGCATATAAAAGCATCACTTCAAGTTAAAAGAACCAGAACCAAATTAGGTTATAGAGGAAAAGGTGGTACAGATTTACAATCTATCATCGAAAACTTTAAGAATGCTCAGTTACGGATTATTTCCAACAATGGAAATTATAGATATACTGAGCATAAGAGATCAGAGCCTGAAAAGTTGTGGTATGCAAAAAAATCTATCAACGGTACAATCGTTGAGTGGAGCATTCCACTTCCTACAGAAAGAGGAACATTATGAAAACTATATACATCAAAGACTTCTCTAAGTATCCAGGACCTAGGTATGAATC